TGGAGTGTGATGCGCGGCAGGTTGAATGAACGTGCAGATGGTTATTACCAAAAGATCTCGGCCGCCCTGTGTGCCTAAAGAATCTCAACGTTGCGAGAGGATATAGACAACGAGACAGCCGGAGAGACGGCACAAAGCCAGGTAGGCAGTGTGGGGGAATAAAAGAGGTAAAGCTAATGGTTGATTTTAAAACACGCAAGCTTGCCGATCAGGCGGCTAAAGCTTCATATGGTATTTTAGCCCACGTTAGCCCCGAGGCAAGACGGGAAATACTTAAGCTTGACAAGAAAGAAATCGGCAAAGAAAGGGAGCGCATAGAAAAAGAACTAAAAGCACTTAAAAAAGATAAAAGGTATTTTTAATGGCAACAACAAAAAAGGATAAAACTATGGAGCATAATCAAGCAGCGACACTAGGAAGCCCAAAATTAAAAAAACCCGAACCTAGGTTAATCGGTGTTTTATATAAAATCAACGAAATCAGGGAGGTAGCTATTAGGGTGCGTAGCAATCAAATAAATATAGCTGATGTTCTATTAGGGTCCGCCCCCATTTCGGAGGAAAGTACAGCCCATGGAGTGCCTAATTGCTTACTTGGTGATATCGAAACCAGTCTTGACGATGTATGGAGATATTTAGCAGATATTGGCGAGCAACAAGCCAGGCTAGATGATGTAGTTCCTGCTCTTGGTGAGGATTCATTTTAACATGACCAACGAGCACCTAACCCACATGTACACCGAGCGTTTAAGGGCTATAGAAAGGATATAATAATGACAATACCATTCTTAAAAAATCGGATAAGCGGGGCAAAAATTACTTTAGATGTGGGTATGCGCACTGGATATGCCACTTTGCACAACGGCTTATTGATGAAGGGCATTTTTGAAACTAATGGCAAGTGTTTTACTGATGAGCTCATGGAAGATTTAAAACATGCTTCTGGTGTTTCAGTGTTAAATAGCACTGATTCTGATAAATACCCAGAGCTTGTAAAGCAGCTCTTGGATTTTGGAGCAAAGCAGGTTTGGGAAGATGATCTGGTTGAATATTTCCTTGATAGTAAGCGTCCATACGAAGCTAAAACAGTTCCTGATATGATGAAAGAAGAATGCGAAAGGCGCGGACATGAACTGGGTTTGGATAGATTGGTTAATGTTGTTGCAATGATGTTTTATGTGGCAGGTAGGTGATGGAAGACAAGCCAGAGAATCAAGGAAAGTGCCGTGTGTCAACGTGGATTAATATATTTGCTACATCTTCTGGAAAATTCTATCCAAAAGTGTATCCTAGTAAGTATGCTGCTGATTATGGAGCTAAGCGGATAGAAAAAGATAGTAAAGGTGTCCGGCGAGTTAGTCGTTTAAAATTGGCGATAAGATTTATGCCAGGGGAAGGGTTAGAGTGGCAAAAGATGATCTGACCGCACGTGAGATAAAATTTGCACAAGCATTTATTAAAACACGTTGTAAAGCTGATGCCTATAAAGCTGCATATAGTGCAGGAAATATGAAGACGCAAACTATTCTGAGCCGAGCTTATGACGTATCAAATAGACCGCGTGTTAAAACCTACATTGAGCAGCTAATGACTAAAGTTGAAGAAAAGTCTATTGTTGATAAAGCATGGGTTCTTGAGGGACTCCAAGAGGTTGTTAAGCGTAGCCTTCAAGTAATACAGGTAATTGATAAAGAAGGAAATCCAACCGGGGAATACAAATACGATTCATCGGGTGTTAATCGCGCCCTTCACCTTATAGGATTAGATTTAGGCATGTTCAGCCAAAAAATTGAAAATGTTAATGTTTTCGAGGAAATGACTGAAGATGAAATCGACACCAGAATTTCCACTCTTGCAGGTCAAGTCAGAACTCTGCAGACTGCTAGAGGAAAAGGAAAGAAGGCTGAAATATAATCGGCTTTCGTCTTACTTCCCATATCCCAAGCAAATTAGTTTCCATAGTGCCGGTAATGAGTGGCGCGAACGCTTGTTTATGGCTGGTAATCAGCTTGGCAAGACTGTTTCTGGAGGCTTTGAGACTGCTTACCATCTAACTGGTAAATACCCTGACGATTGGGAAGGAAGGCGTTTTGATAAGCCTACAAAGGGCTGGGCTTCTTCCGTTACCGGTGAGGCAACGCGTGACAATCCACAGCGTATTTTACTTGGTGAGTTCGGAGAGTGGGGAACTGGCACTATCCCCAAGGATGATATTATTAGCATTACGATGGCCAGAGGAACGCCGGAGGCTGTTACAAAGGTTACGGTTCGTCATGTTTCTGGTGGTTACTCTATTATTTCTTTCAAGTCGTACAACCAAGGCCGTGAGAAGTGGCAGGGGCCAACACTCCATTTTGTTTGGTTTGATGAAGAGCCACCGCTTGATATCTACATGGAGGGATTAACACGCACAAATGCTACGGGTGGTTTTGTCTATACGACATTCACGCCTTTGCTTGGCATGTCAAAAACTGTTGAACGCTTTCTATCTGCTGATCCGAAAATAAAAGGAAAGCGGACACATGTAACTCAAATGGGTATCATGGAGGTAGGGCATTATACGCACGAAGCAGCACAGGCTATTGTTGATTCATACCCTGAACATGAAAGAGAGGCTAGGGCAAATGGTAATCCTATACTTGGTTCCGGGCGTGTATATCCAATTCACGAAAGTGCTATTAAGGTTATACCGTTTGAGATTCCTGGTCATTGGGCGCGTATAAATGCAATTGACTTTGGTTGGGATCATCCAGCAGCAGTAGTAAGTCTTGCACATGATCGTGACAATAATGTTGTATATTTGACGCGCATATGGCGTAAGCGTGAAGCCAAACGTGAAGAACATACGGCAGCTATTAAATCTATGGGTGGTGATAAAATCCCTGTTGCTTGGCCTCACGATGGACACCAACACGACCCGGGAGCAGGTGAGCAGAAAGCCAAGCTTTATCAAGATGATGGCGTTAATATGCTTCCTGAAAAAGCAACCTTCCCACCAAAAGAAGATGGCAAGAGTGGAGGGAATAGCTTAGAAGCTGGCATTATGCTTCTTCTGTCTATGATGGATAGAGGGGAACTTAAAGTATTCAGCACCTGCGCGGAATTTTTTGAAGAATTTAACATGTACCACCGCAAGGAGGGAATCATCCAGGGTATGAAAGACGACGTGCTCGATGCGTTGCGTTATGCAATAATGATGCTTCGTTTTGCGGAGGTTCCAAGGTCAGATAGCTATAGAAAAAGTGGGCTGCTTATCGGTGGTCATTCGGAATGGGTAGTTTAGTTTCTTGATATTATAAATAAATCAGTATAGAATTATTTACACGTGAGTCTGTATGTATTCAAAAACAGATATTTTCAAAGCAAGCCTAGAGCTAAGCTAGTTCACTAATGTGGAATAGATGGTCTATGGCAAGCGGTTCTTACAAAAAATCAGAAAAGAAATCATCCAAGCAAATGGGCGAGGATAAGTTATCTACTATTCTCAAAAGCTGCCGTAATTCAGCAATTGCCTATCGTGATGGGACAATCTCCATTGAACGTGAAAAAGCCTTGGATTACTACCGTGGCAAGCCTTTTGGTAATGAATTGCCGGGGCGATCATCGGTAGTGAGTCGTGATGCACAAGATACTGTCGAAACCATCCTGCCAGAACTTATTGAGCTATTTGTCGGCGGCGATGATGTCGTAAAATTCGAGGCTCAAGGCTCGGAAGACCCAGAAGAAGCATTGCGCCTCGAGGAAGAAGCGGAACAAAAGACCGAGTACTGCAATCATGTTTTCGAGAACAAGTGTAATGGCTTTATGGTGCTATACACCAAGTTTAAAGATGCTCTTATCCAAAAAATAGGCGTTACTGCCACCACATGGGAAAAACAAGAACAAGTTGAAGAGTTACGTTTTTCTGACTTATCTGGGAATGACTTACTTATATTGCTTCAAGATTCCGAGTTAGAAATCACCGAGCAAAATTCATATGTGTATTTAAATGATGAAGGTGGCAAGGGTCAAAAAAGCTATATTAATCCTTCCGAAGAAGAGCTTGATGTTCTTTTAGGTAGCGAATCAGCAAGTACAGACGTTCTTTTTGAGGTCAGGCTTAGGCGCATCAATATAAAGGGCGGGAATAAGATATTTAATATTCCTCCAGAGAAATTTATTATTGCACCGCGTTCTACTTCTTTGGATGATTCCGAGTTCTTGGGGCATGAGGATGACAAAACCGCCTCCGAATTAATAGAGCTGGGATACGACAAGGATATTATAGATGATATCCACGGCTATACTGAATTTTACGGCGATAGCGAGACAGTATCGCGCTATGACGATGAGGACGGCAATACTAATTCGCAAATTATAAATGACCCTGCAAGTCGCAAGATTTTATACACTGAATGGTATATCCGCATTGATTTTGACGGCGACGGTGTAGCAGAGTACCGGCGTATCGTTACGGCTGGCGAGAACTGCCAGTATATCCTTTCTAACGAAATTACTGACGATCATATTTATTCAATGGCTTGTCCAGTTCCAGAGCCACACAAGGCAATTGGAATGAGCCTTGTTGATCTGATTATGGATATTCAGCTCATTAAATCCACGATTCTACGCCAAATACTAGACAACATGTACCAGAGTAATAATCAAAGATATACGATTATTGAAAGTCAGGTAAATATAGATGATATGCTTAACAGCAAGCCAAATTCACTTATACGTGTAAAAAATCATAATGCTGTTCAGCCAATAATAACGCCTCCTTTATCAGCGGAAGGAAAGGCGATGATGGAATTTATGGATGCCACGAAGGAATCAAGAACAGGTGTGCATCGTAATTCACGTGGAATGGACGTAGACCGCTTGCATGATACGGCTCAAGGCATAGCTAAATTAATGGACAAGCAAGATAAGCGTACGATGCTTATTGCGCGTATATTCGCAGAAAGCGTAAGTGATATCTTTAAGAAGATAGCCCGGAATCTTCATAAACACCAAGATAAAGCCGAAATGATACGCATCCGTGGAAAATTTAAAGAAATTGACCCGAGATTCTGGAACTCCGAATCTCAAATAAAAATTAATGTCGGGCTTGGCACTGGAAACAAAGAAGAGCTCATTGCTGGCATTATGCAAATACTAGCCATGCAACAAAAAGCTAGTGAGACTGTGCCTGGTTCTGTCACACCGGAACACGCTTACAATGCTATTCGGGAATTTGTAAAAGCTTTGGGGCACAAAACACCAGAAAAGTTCTTTGCTGACCCTGAAACGATTGAGCCGCAAAAGCCTAAGCCTGACCCCGAATTACTCAAAGAGCAAGCCAAGGCTGAAATCAAGAAATACGAAATTGAACAGAAAAACGCTTTAGAGCGTGAAAAAATGGCGATGGAAGACAAGCGTGAACGCGACAAAATGGCGATGGAGTTTCAACTAGCTAGCAATAAAGCAGGACTTGATTTTGTTGCCAAGCGGTCGCCGGATGCTGTGCGTATGGGGGGTAAAGTAGGATGAATATATTTAGCCTTGATCAGCTTGAGACGATAACTCCAGATGACGTAATTAAGCTTATCGGCACTCAATCGAAGGGTGAAGAAGCTAAGCGTGTCTTAGACGACCCTATGCTGCAACGTGCGTTTGAGGAATTAGAGCAAGGCTGGACAGAGCAGATACTTGCCTCGGCTGATGATGATACGGAAGGACGCGAGATACTTTTTGTGCGCGTCAGAGTATTGAGAGAGCTAAAAGAACACTTAAAGCGTTACGTAGATGGAGGGAAAATATCCCGAGCCACTTTAGACGCAAAGGACGGCCTGGAGCAGCAGCAACAGGCCAAAAGCCCAGTAAGAAAACAAATACTTGTTGATTCGTCTGGTAAATCAACGGAACCAAAACAAGGATAAAACTATGCCAGGAGAAGAATCAGCAGCCCCAGATACTAGAAGCACCCAGACCAACCCGGATGCGGGAGTCACCAATGGTGTTGAAAGTGCAAGCGGGACTGAGCCTAAAGCCGATAATATTCATGATGCAGTTCGTGTCATGCGTGATAGGCGTGAAGGCAAACAAGGCATCGACAAAGAGGGTGATTCTAAGGATACCACTGCTAACTCCAAAGAGGAGGACGGCAGCAAGGAGAAATTGGAAAGCAAAACCCCACCACCTGCAGAAAAGGCAACTGACGAGGAAAACTCGGAAGCTGAAGCCGAGGGTAAGCAGGAGGAAGGCGCAGACGATAGCGAAAATCAAGAATACGAGGATGACGAAGAAGAGTTTTATACCGTCAAAGTAGATGGAAAACCCCAAGACGCTACACTCGATCAACTCATTGATAGCTATTCAAAAGCGCAAAACTATACAGAAAAGTCTCAAAAGCTATCCGAAGAACGGAAAACTTACGAGGCAGACAAGGTAAAGTTTTTGAACGAAAGAAAACAGGCTGAACAGCACCTAGGATTGCTTGGCGTTAAACTAACCGAGCAACTCAAAAGCGAGGCTAAATATTCGTCAGAATATTTAAGACAGCTACGCACAGAGGACCCAGCAGAATATGCAGCAACCGTTACAGAACTTAATGAAAAGCGTGAGCTTATAAAGCGTACGCAAGCTATCAAGCATCAACAGGAGGCAGATCAAAAAGCTAAAGCCGCAGCCCAATATCAAGAGTGGGCTGGAGCAGAAGCTAAAAAGCTTGCCGAAAAAGTACCTGATTTTGCAGATAGCGAAAAAGGCTCAAAGCTTGAGCGTGATGTTAAAACTTATTTGAAAGAAAATTATGAGTTTTCAGACAATGAGTTAGGCGATTTAATTCGCGCTGATATTTGGCAAGTAGCCATTAAAGCGATGCACTACGACAAGCTTAAAGAGTCAAGTTCTGATGTTGCGAAACGTGTTCACAAAGCGAGAAGAAGCATAAAGCCTTCTGGTTCCGATAGTGCAAACACTGGCATTGCCAAGCAAATAAAAGATGCTGAAACTTTCATGCGCGCTAATCCAAGTGCGAAGAACGCCGCCAAAGTTCAAAAGCTCCGCCGTCAATTTAAACAGGCGAAAGCCAAAAAGTAAACGGGAGTATATAATATGACTTTAGCAACTAATGCACAAACTAGTTACGCAGCCGTAGGTAATCGGGAAGACCTTTCCGATCAAATCTACAATATAGCACCGACAGAAACACCGTTTTTAAATATGTGTGACTCTACTGATGCAACATCAACATTACACGAGTGGCAAACCGATTCACTGGCAACCGCTAGTGATTCAAATGCACAGCTTGAAGGCGATGATAGCAGAAATGCTCTTGCTGCCGCCCCTACGGTACGCTTAAGTAATACGTGTCAAATATCATCTAAGATAGCGCGTGTGACTGGCACCCAAGAAGCCGTTACATCTGCTGGACGCGGTAGCGATATGGATTATCAAGTCCAGAAACGCCGCCAAGAACTTCGCCGCGATATGGAAAGTGCTTTGCTTTCTAACAATGCGGAGAATGCCGGCAATAATACTACGGCTCGTGTTTTAGGCGGTGTTGAGTCTTGGTTAACTACTAATGCTAGTCGTGGCGCTGGCGGTTCTGATGGTGGAGTCGGTAATACGGCGGCAACCGATGGCACGCAAAGGGCTTTCACTGAATCACAGCTTAAAAATGTGATTCAGACTTGCTGGGATGCAGGTGGTATGCCTGATTGTGTTCTTGTTGGTGGGTTTAACAAGCAGGTTTTTTCTAGCTTTACAGGAAACGCTACACGCTTTGATAAATCCGAAGATAAGAAAATCTATGCTGGTGTAGACTTCTATGTTTCTGATTTTGGAACATTGCAGGTAGTTCCTAGTCGCTTCCATCGTCCACGTTCTTCTCTTGTATTGCAGAAAGATATGTGGGCTGTGGCTTATTTGCGGAATATCACGTCTACGGAGCTCGCTAAGACTGGTGACTCTGCTAAGCGTGAGATTCTTTGCGAATATACGCTAGAAGCACGCAACGAAGCCGCAAGCGGTATTGTAGCTGATTTGAACGTTAACTAATATTTAGGGTGCTCCTTCGGGAGCACTCTGCCAACAAAAGGAGAATTACAATGTCTTTCAATCAAACTAATCAGGACGATGCTACTACTCATTTTATCAGCGCATTGTCTGGAAAAACCGCCCTCATACTACGCCCTTACCAGGGCTTATATGCCGGGCATGATCAATTTGCTACCTTGTTCGATGATTTCCTTGGTGATGTTATTGCAGATCAATATAGTGCTGCACAAGGCTCTGACGGCCAAGGTGCTATTGCTGCGGTGACGGCAGGTGTTGCAGGTGGGGTTGCTCGTCTAACTTCGGGTGATGCCGGTTCAGGCACGGCAGCAGATGGTAGCGTCCTTACTCATGGTTTAAACTGGATTCCTGCTAATGGCGGGTTGTATATGGAAACGCGTTTGCGCCTTAATACTTCTGTAGCTGATGTATGTTTAAACGTAGGTTTCACCGATGTATTAGGCACAACAACACTTGAAATGCCATTTACTATTTCTGGCACTACTATTACAAGCGCAGCATCTAATGCGGTCTGTTTCGTGTTTGATACGGCACAAACCAACGATTTCTTCCATACACAGGGAGTTAAGGCAAATAGTGATACTGCTATTGCTAATTCAGCGGTTGCACCGGCGGCAGATACTTATATCACACTGGCAATTGATATTGACAGCTCAGGCACTGCAAATTTCTACATAAATGGAGTTCTTGAGGGTTCAGTTGCAAATGCCGTAACTGCATCTACTGCATTAACGCCAGTTATTGGCATTGAAGCTCGTACTACTACGTCGAAAGTGGTGGATGTTGACTACATTTATGTAGCTCAGAAACGTGCTTAATTAAAAAGGGGGTGGCATGCCCACCCCTGTTTAATCGGAGATAAGAAATGCAATATATAGTTAAAGACAGTTCAGGCCAAGTGTTTGACGCATCGAAACACGCTTTGGTAAAAGGTGGTATAATTTGGTTAACAAGCACAAATAAATTTCAATCGTTGAGAAGCGGGAAGCTGAACACCCCTGAGTTAATTAAAAAATTTGAACAGCTTCTAGCCGATGGTAAAATTGAAATACCAGGTGGAAGTGTCGAAATAGAAGGCGGTATTGATAATGCACTGGATGCTTTAGCGGGGGTAGATGAAAATAAGAAAGTACCTGCTGGCACCCTTAATGATGAAACGCCGAAAGCCGCACCGAAAGCCGCACCGAAAGAAGACAGCATAGTTATCCTACAGGATGGCGAGTCAGAAAGCGAAGTAGATTTGCCGGGCAATGCGCTTACTCGTGAGGCGGTTCTTAAAACACAAGAACAGGCACGTATTCACGGAAAACGTGCGAATTTCTCAGGTTACAATCTAAGCGATATGGATTTATCCAATGTTGATTTGCGAGCAGCTATATTCGGGAATGATTGCGACTTGTCCAACGTCAATTTTAAAGGCGCGAACCTCCAGGGCGTAGATTTGCGCCAAGCTAAAGTTGAAGGCGTAGATTTTACCAATGCCGACATGTGTTTCTGTTATATGCCTCCATTGCGGAAAAAAGAACTCATGGATGACAGCAATATAATAACAAGGCAGGTATACTAATGGTTAAGCGCCTTATCACAGATAATGAAGGTATGCTTGTTTGGCACGATAACGACTCTACGACAGGTGATACAGTCATTACCTATGAGCAAAATGTTGATGAAATCATTGAAGACAATAAGCACGCACAGAATTACGACCCTAACAACGGCTATACAGAAAGCCGCGATATGCAGCATGTAGGGTTTGTTCCTAATGTAGTTCTTATGAAATGGAAGCTAGAGGACGGCATTGATATTTACGACCCTAATCATAAAGCTGCGGTTATTCGTAAACTGAATGACCCCGAATATGCTTACTTGCGTACGGGACTTGGTAAAATTGGACTAAAGGGGTGCTAAATGTCTATAGGCACATATTCAGAATTACAATCGGCAGTGCTGCGCTACATGAAGCGCGGCTCCATATCAAATATAGCTGATATTATCACTCTTGCAGAACAGCGCATTATACAAGGTTCCGGCGACGAAGGGGACAAGTATTTTACGTCACCTTTGCGCATTAGCGATATTGAGGCATCCGATACGCTTTCAACTGTTGTAGATTCCGCAACAGTTGCTTTGCCTTCTGGCTTTCGAGGGTTTAAGGGCAATCCCTATATAACGGGAAGTCAACGCCAGTATTTGCAATATATAACGAATCAAAAGGCTAATGAAAGCGCTTATAGCGAGGGCACAGGAAAGCCTACGCATTATAACCGCTCAGGCTCTAATTTGGTGTTATTTAAAATACCGGACGCTATCTATAGCGTTGTAATGGAGTATTACAAATTAGCGGCTCTTTCTGATGGAGCACCTACAAATAACCTATTAACTAACCATCCCAATATTTATCTATTCGCCTGTAATTTAGAGGCATGTATTTATCTTAAAAAATGGCAAGAGATAGAGCAGCAACTTATGTTATATCGTGGTGCTATCAATGCCGCAAATCGTGAAGATAGGGAGAACTTAACTCGTGGCTCTACTCTCGTTATAAGAAGCGATGCAGGTACTCCGTAATGCCAAAAATAGAATTTGGAGAATTTTTACCTGACCTTTCCGGATATCAAAACCCGGGCACTGCCTATGTGCGAAACGTTACGCCATATATAAAAGGCTATGGACCGTTCGAGGATTTTGTGCCTATCACGACTGGAGGCACAGATGACACGCCACAAGGGGCGGTTGCTGGGCGTGACCCTGAATCAAACGAAGTTCTTTTTGTTGGTGATAAAACAAAATTATATATTGTTTCTAGCACATCCCTTGATAATGTTTCCATATCTGGAGGCTATACAATTCAAGGTACCGAGAAGTGGAATTTCGCACAGTTTCAAGATGACATTATAGCGGTTAATATTGATGTAGCCACGCAGCGCTATATTACAGGAGGAGGTAGCACTTTATTCTCTAATTTATCCGCTACTGCCCCAAACGGGCGGTATATTGCCGCAATTAATAACTTTCCTGTAATTGCTAACACGTTTGATTCAGTTGATGGCTATAAGCCGCGCCGTGTGCGCTGGCCTTCTATTTTAGATACTACCGACTGGGTGGTGTCGGCTCAAACACAATCTGCATACCGTGACTTACCAGACGGTGGGCATATTACAGGTATAGTGGGAAACCAAGAATACGGTGTAATTTTTCAAGAAGATAAAATACGGCGTATGGATTATGTGGGTTCTCCTGCCGTGTTTGATTTTCCTACTGTAGAAAACTCCCGAGGCTGTGATTTACCGGGCAGTATAGTAGCGCATGGACGTAATGCTTTCTATTACAGCCCCGAAGGTTTTTATCAGTATAACGGGCTTGAGAGCATCCCAATAGGAACAGAAAAAGTAGACCGCTTCTTTGCCAATGATTTAGACGGCGATTATAAAGAAAGAGTTACATCTACAATAGACCCAATAAAAAAACTTTATCTTATATCATACCCTGGTGCTAATAATAGCAATGGTGTACCGAATAAAATGCTTGCTTACCGTTGGGATGTAAAGAAATGGGCGTATATAGAAAAAGATATGACCCTTATTTTTCGTTCGTTATCAGCAGGTGTGACGGTCGAGGAGCTAGATGATCTCTATAGTGATATCGACGTTATTGATGTTTCGTTAGATAGCGAGGCATTCCGTGGTGGCGAATTGCGCCTTGGTGGTATCGACACCAATTACAATGTTGGTTATTTTACCGGTTCTGCAATGGATGCGGTTATAGATAGCAGGGAATACAATTTTATTGCTGGGAAAATTTCCTATCTTGAGTCTATCCGCCCATTAGTTGAGGGGGATTCAAGTACAATTGTTACTATTCAGAGTGTTACGCGCGACTCTTTAACTGATGGTAGTCCTGATATCGGCAGTGCTATTTCTATAGAGGCAACAGGCGAAGCCTTGATGGAAACGTCAGCCCGATACCATAAGATGAGAATGAATATTACCGGCGGATTTGTTCAGGCACTTGGTTATGACGATATTGTAGTATCAGATGATGGGGATATATGATTCCTTTTAGCAATATACCGCTTGAGTGGAAAAATCCCGCCGAACACAGGCGAAAATTGGCAACGGCTCTGCGCTCTGTTCTAGATGGCGCACACAACGCTACAGGCTCGGTAACTCTAAGAGCAAGCCAAACCACAACTACTATTGATAACAGGCGTATAGGCATAGATACCAAGGTTTTCTTGATGCCAACCACATCTAATGCGGCTGCGGCTGTAACTAGCGTATATCAAAGCGCAAATGATGAATTTGAAATTACCCTAACTCACGATAGTGACGCAGCAACAGACAGGATTTTTTATTATGTCTTGTCAGGATAGGTTATTCACAGGTATTGCAAGCTCTAGAATTGATAGCGTTTGGTGCGATTTTGAGGATATTTTACAAAGAACTTTATTGCATGGTGACTATAAGCTTGAAAATATACGACAATTATGTGAAAATGGACAAATGCAGCTCTGGGTAGCCTACTATAACGGATTACCAGAGGCGGCTTCGGTAACTCAGATTATCGAACATCCGCAGCAGACCGTATGTGAAATTGTTCTAATGGCAGGTAAGAACATACGGGCATTACTGCCATATCTCAAAATTATTGAACAATGGGCCTACTCAAAAGGTGCCCGTGTCTTGAGGATTCAAGGTCGTAAAGGATGGAATAAAATGCTTATCGAGTATAAGCAAATTGCCATCGTAATGGAGCGACAACTATGTCCCTTAGCGGTCAAACAGGTAAAGTAAAAGAATCCAACAACGAAAAGGTAGAACCTTGGTCGGAGCAAATACCCTATATTAAAAAAGGCTTTACCGAAGCTGAAAGAATTTTCGATGAAGAGCCTTTCCAATATTACCAGGGCGATACCGTAGCACCTATGTCAGAATTGACACAGCGTGGTATTGAGTATGGAGGCGAAGCCGGAGATATAGGCTCGGGCGTAGCAAATAATGCCGCCGGTGGTATAAATGACACCTTATCAGGTGAATATTTAAACTCAAATCCCTATTTAGATGATGTATATGACAATGCCTCTGACAGTGTGCTTCGTAATTACATGAAGGCGGTACGCCCTGATATTGATTCAACTTTTGCAATGTCTGGAGCCGGTGGCCTTAGTTCACCGCTTCACGAAGACGCGGTAAGCACTTCGCAACAAAACCTACTTGATGAACTGGGTGGGCTATCTGCCAATATTTATGGTCAAGATTATGCAAATGAGCGTAACCGCATGACTCAGGCCGCATCCTATGCTCCTAACGTGGCTGATATCGGTTTTAATGTAGCAGGCGGTATGCGTGATGCTGGCGGCGCGCAGGATGATTACGACCAATCCGTGTTAAATGCAGATATAGACAGGTGGGACTTTGACCAAAATTCAAGCACCACAGCTCTTGAAAGGTACATGAACGCTATTAGCGGTAATTATGGAAGTACGAAAACGGGTACTTCAAAGATATCATCACAGAAGTTAGGTTTTAAAGATTTAAGATTATAGGATATTAAATGAAAGAACGTAGCATTATGGATTATTTAACGCCTGTTAAAGGTTCTGGCATATTAGGCAGTTACCTAAAAAACAAGGCTGCTTTTGAAGAGCAGGAGCATAAATCCAGTGCGCTTTCTGATGCCCTTAGCCGTATGAAAGGCGTAAAAGATTATGAATCACAAATGGGCGTGTATTCCGATTATGCCTCTAAAGGTTATAATCCACAGGATTTATCAAGTTTTAATCGTGCTAGGCCTAAAGATTTCACACTTGGAGAGGGGCAGAAACGCTTTGGTGCCGATGGCGGAATAATTGCAGAAGGTGCGCCAAAAAAGATCAAGGTTCCTCAAAGCCTTGGTGGAGATGTGCGGGGTTACATTGATTCAAGGCTTGGTGTTATTCGCGATAGAAACGGTGGATTTACAAAGGGAAGCGGCTCGCCTCTTGATCCCGTGGTTCAAGATGAAGTAGCACGCGTAGCCTCTCAAATTTTTCAGGAAACGGGCAATCCCGAAATGGCGCAACAGGAAGCATATAAGCGCGTTGTGGGAGATAGAGAGCTTGAGCCTTACAAAGATACTGGAATTGAAGACGATGCTAGCGGCACTTTTTGGGATGATCACTATTTTTATCAACGCCCTAAAGGTTATCGTTCGGGCATTACTGCAGATACCAAGAAAAATAATTCTATACCTTCCAACCCAGCGGCGGCGGAGCAGCTTAAAAAAGACCCTAGCGCAGCAAATATAAAATATTTCAATGATATATTCGGCGATGGTTCAGCAGAACTAGTGCTAGGAGCTATCTGATGGCTAATCCTTTCGCTAAATATAGGCAAAATAGCGAAGTTAATCCTTTTGCAAAATATGCAGCACCTGAAGCCGCGCCAGAAATTGATTCTAGGCAAAATGAGATTGATATATATGGAGCGAAAGGCGGTGGGTTTGTTAGCTCTCTTAATCGTGGCTTTACGCGCGCAGGGCAAGCGGTTGATAGCCTTCAATTATCGAGTGCCCTACAGAATTATGCGAAAAAAGATAGACCAATTAGCATAAAAGACGGAATGGGTATGCGCCCAAAAACAGAGGGTGAACTGGCTTCCGCTTCCGCTAGTGTTAAAGAAAACCTTATGGACCTTGCAACGTCCCAAAAAGAAATAAATAACATACCGCAGCATCCTACGTTAACGCGTATGTATAACGCTGCAAAAAAAGAGGATGGAATCCTTAGTGCTGCAAAGGCTCTTGGTGGTGAGTTCATGGAATCCCCGGATAAAACAGGGCTTATGCGAGATTTGCTTGCAGAGCAAGTGCCTGTTTTTGCAGCAACAATAGCTGGCACAAAAGGTGTTGGAGCTATTTCACGCGGTGTCGCGCCCAAGCTTGCGGGCCAGTTAGTAGGAAAAATGGGTGTTGCTGGTGGAGGCATAGGCATAGGCTCTTTTGTTTCCACTTATGGCGCGAATGTGTCAGATGGAATACAAAGCGGTTTAAGTCCTAGCGATGCACTGCGGCGCGGAGTAAAAAAGTCAGCAATCCAAGCTTTGGTGGATGCCGGAACCGGCTCTGTTGTGCCCATAAAACTAGGTGGAAGCCAAATTATAAATATCCCCTCCCAAACTGCTATACAAATTCTTGGCGGCGGTGGTGGTGAATATCTATCATCGGTGGGTGTGGGTGAAGATCCTGAAGCCGTGGATATTGTCATGGAGGGCATACTGGAGGCAATAGGGTTGCCAATAGATATAATATCAACATACACAGGAAAGCCAAATAAGGAGCCTGCTCAAAATCCGCAGAAAGATGAAGTTTTAGCTTTGCCTGCTCCAAGGCAAGAGGAAAAAGCAGAAGGTGAGGTTTTGGCTTTGCCTACTCCTAATGCTGCAATGCTTCCCTCTCCTGAACAATTCATGTCTGGTCAATACGTAGTCAATGAAAACGGCGAAACGGAACAGCTTACAGAAGTAAAAGCAGAGGCTTTAAATAACGCAAGGCAACAAGAGGCAGATATTGGTTTAACTCCTGATGTTAGAGAGGCGCAGCGCAAACGCAGAGGAAACGAAGCAGAGGCCGCGCTAAAATATCCAGAAGATGACAGCGTTACACCTGAAGAAATTGGCGAAGGAAAAACCGCCACGCTTGCAGATGTTGATGCAAATAACCCATTCTCTCAATATAGAGATGAGCAAGCACTAGAAATGAATTTAAGCAATAAGGCCATTGAGGAATCAGCAGATCGTGCGCTCAATATTCCAAAAGAACCAGCTTCGCTGCTTAATTTTATCAAAAACCAAGGTGGGATTAACCCAGAATCATTCAATGCCGATGATTTAAAAGCATTGGGGATTACATCTAAAAGTCTGCCTGGTATTATTAACAGCAAAGGCAAAACTCTGGATGATATTGGCCTTGCCGCTTCCGAAGCTGGATATTTTCCAGATAGGCCGGAGTTATCAGTACTGCTTGAGGCAATTGCAAGCGATTACACAGGCAAGAAGGTTTATAGCGATCAGGACCTTGATGCGGTACAAGAAATTTCCGATATCCAGCAAGAAATGCAGTCTTTGGAGAAAGAAGGAATAGACACCGCCGCAGAAGTGGAAAAGGCCAAGGCACGTAGACGGGACGCAAAGAAGCCCCCTAAGCCTATTTCATTTAAGGAATACGCAAAAAAAAGAGGAGTGAGGCCTTCGTCGCTTACTACATCTAATCAGCGGATTAAATTTATAACCGATTCCCTAAGTCCTGAAAAAACTTCGCGGCAAGTTGCGGAGCTTTCCCGTAAAGCGGAAAATATCGCAGCACAAGAAGAAACTCAACAGGATTATGATAAGGCGGTCAAGGCTGGGGACGCTTCCGTATTTGAGAAAACACAGCCTAACCAAGAAACAAAAGCAAGCGAAAGTAATATAAAAAATGATTTTGCTTTGCAGAATGTTGATGTGTCAAAAAGTGTCGAGAGCAAGGCCCTTCCTGCTGTTTATAATGCTGTTTATAATGCTCTTTCAGCCCTGTCTACTAAGCTTGGTATATCGTCGCATGGTATCGGTTTGGATAATTCGCTATCTGTAGAGATTGTCAATACTGATGCCGTGTCTTACAGCAACGGCGTGTTGCGGATAGGAGCTAAGGCCAAACGTAAAAGCATGAAGGTTTCAAAGGCTTGGATTAAAGCGGCGGCTACGCACTTTATGCGGCACCGGGCAGGCTTGCGCCCTGAAATTGCTAGCAGATTAGACAATAGCGATATCAAAGACGCTTCCGATCTAAATAAAGCTTTAGATTCTTATGTTGCGGGCAAGGTCGATGAGCCAACCCAGGCCGCAATTGAGGGTTTATTTTCTGAAATCAAAGAAGAAAAAGGCGCATCCGGCAACCCAACCTTCTACAGCAATCCATTTTTCTCTCCTCACCTTTGGAAAATGTTTTACGAAGATACTCTTTCTCCGTTGTTTCGTTGGAGTAAAAACAATATGGCAAGCTGGAAGAACGAATGGGATATCACGGCAGAAGTTTTGAAAGATAGTCGCAAAGGTATTAACCCACTTGGAGCGGCCTTTGATCTGGGGCGCGTATTGTTCCTTTCTAATGATGGATATTTACGAGGACTTGCCAGCAGAACGGGCAGTGAAACTATTCATAGAATCGCTGATATGTTTTACTCGCCTGTTGGTGGCGCAAGGCAGGGCACGGAGCAAACGTATCAAGAGTCCATTGAAGAACGCGTTATGGCGAATGTCAACAAGCTAGCCCGGTTAATGGACCCGTTGGGGCGTGATAAGGCGAAAATGGCACGCGTTGCTCATTTGATGAAAAACCCACAAAGTATTATCCCCGGGCGTTCGATAGTTGATAATGTCGCGCTTGAGTTATCGCGCATCTTAGAGGCCGAAAGAGCCTACATGCAAGAAGCCGGGATTGATATCGGAGAGATTGAAGGGTATTACCCACGCATAAATGATATTGAGAAAATCCTTGCTAATGAAGAGGGTTTTTTAAAGGCCGCAACACGCGCGTACGAAGATACTTATAAAACCGATATATCAAGAAAAGAAGCACGAGAACTTGCGGAAAAGCGTCTACAGGCTATTAAACTTGGTGATATGGGCGTTAAGCTTGAGGGCAATGAGCTTACGCCTATAAGCAAAGCCCCCCGCCCTAACTTCCTTAAGGCACGTGTGCTTTCCAAAGAATCTGATAATATTATGAAGGACTACCTAATTCAAGACCCTATCGAGGTTCTGCAATCTCACTTTATGAGCACTGCACAAAAGGCAGAATGGGAACGTCGGTTTGGTGGTGATAAGTGGCAGAAATTAAAACAAGCAATGGTGAATGAAGGCGCAGGAGCTGCAATAGAAGACGTAGCAAAGACCGTGCAGTCTTCAACTGGAAAAATCCCCAGCGGTATGGGAATGAAAGGGCGTTCGGTGTTGTCTTGGGCGCGTGTGCTTGGCATGTTATCTTTCTTGCCGCGTGCTACGGTCACTTCCCTTTCAGAGATAATGATGCACGGAATACGCAGTGGTAGCGTTGAAATGGCAGGACGTGGCTTTGTCAGCACCTTAAAGGCTCTTGGTAATAGTGCTTCTATTGCAGAAGCGCGGGAGATATCAGAGGACATTCTAGGCACGTCAGGTCAAATAGCAAACGACATGATGCTACAACAGCGTTTTGGCGGTCATGTTGACACGAAACTACCGCGCTATATTGCACAAAAATTCTTCCGCATGAACGGACTGCATAAATGGACGGAAGACAACCGCGTTGCCGCCGTGCACGTAGGGCAATTCTTTATACGCAATCTGGCACGGGATATAGCAAACAGCAGCAACAAGCACAAAAGCGCGGAACTGCTTACAAGCGAGCTTGGTATTCCCAATAGTGAGGCGAAAGGATTCTCTCGCTGGGTTCTAGCGCAAAACGCAGGCATGCTAGGAAAAGCTAATCTAGAAGGCGATAACAAATATCAACGCATGTATAAAACTGCTCTAGGGCGATATGTTGATCAGACTATCATGAAGCCAAAAGCGGCAGAAAAGCCGAGATATGCCTCCCATCCTATAGGTGGGTTAGCCTATTATTTGCAGTCATTTATTTATGGTTTCTCAAAAAATGTTTTAGTACGCAATTATCGACTTGGAAAAGCAGCCGTAACGGGCAAGGATTTAACGCTTGCAGATAGATCGCGCTTACTTGCTCCTGCCCTGATGATGCCCTTGCTTGTTATGACGCAGTTGGGGCTTGGGGAATTGCGAGAGTCTCTATTTGCTGATGGAACCGACAAGAAGCCGAAAACACCAGAGGACAAGCTTTATATGGCGGTTTCCCGTTCGGGATTGCTTGGTATTTTTGACCCTTACATAAACCTTGTTGCTTCCATTAAATACCGCCGGGACCCAGCTACAGCATTAGTAGGACCGATAGGAGGGAGGCTTTCGGAGGGCATTGCTGCATTGGTTAATCTATTCGCCAATAATAGCGAAAACACTAACACCACTGAAAGAGCTGCAGCAAAATCATTATATAACATAGCAATATTGCCAATTCTTAACGCTCTTTCCTCCCTGTCTCCCGTGCCAGTTGTTGGAGCGGTTGCTATTCAGGGGGCTAGTCATCCGGCTGTGCGTGAAAAATTTGTTGCGGCACTTGCTGGAGACAAAAATACAGGCAGTAGAGCGCAGCCGCGAGGTGGTCGCCGCTCTGTTCGATCTAATACACAAAGGGGTACCAGGTAATGGGAATTGAAAGCTACAGTATAACGGCAGGAAGCAACAGTGGCGCACCGCCAAATGGCGCGCCGGAGGGAATGAAGGCTAGCCTCATAAACAACGTTATTCGTCAGGTAATGGCAGATATTGCCACATGGTATCAAGACCCGCAATGGTTATTGCAAGGAAGCACTCACACTTACGCTAGTGCTACTTCTTTTACTATTGCCAGCACGGACGTTACGGCTACCTATAGTCTTGACAGGCGTATTATTGCAGTGGGAAGTACTACTGGTACTATTTATGGTACAATAACAGGTAGTAGTTTTTCAACCGATACTACTATTACGGTTCTTTGGGATAGTGGCAGTCTCCAAAATGAGGCTTTATCTATATATTTAGATATAATAAGAATAACGGATACTTCCACAGGGGACATAAAACAAACGTTCAAAGCTGCCCCATCTTCTGGATGGCTGTTATTAAACGGGCAAAGCCTAGGTGATACTGGCTCTGGTGCTGACAATACTGGCGCTAGATACGAAGACCTTTACTCATTTCTATGGAGCGAAACGAGCGACTCTCATTCTGCTGTTAGTACAGGACGTGGCGCATCTGCGGCGGCTGATTGGGCCGCAGGCAAGACGTTAACCATGCCCGATGCAACTGATAAAGTACTCGTTACTGCAGGAAATACTCACACCGTAGGTGATGATTCTATTGGTGAAAGCAGTATCACCCCTACAGGAAGTACGACAATTCTTAATTCATCATTAACCATTGCCCAGCTAGCAGTGCATAACCATACAAGCACTAATATGAGTGGTGACGGCTCTAATGGTGCGTATATCGACCAATCAGAAGCAGGCTCCACTAGTATGGCTTCTGATGCACTTGCCCCAGCCGGTTCAGGGGCCTCACATGGTCATACCGGGAGTATTACAATTAACTCACACTCATTAATCCAGCCGGGTTTGGCTGTATATGCTCACATAAAATTATAGGTAAGAAAAAAATGCTTAGATTTAAATATATGCCTGAACCATCCAGACCTGATGATTTAGTTATGATAAATGATGGTTATTGCAAAGGGTTATCGGATTTTGCAATAGATTGTGCAAATCTACAGATAGAAAGCCCTTTAATTAAGGGGGAATATCTTCTTTTTACTCCCTCCAGGGGTGTGGAGGTTATAATAGGTTCTGATGATATGGAAAGGGTAGGCCAGCATTACGCCGCAGATATGCGGCCAGAAAATTATCCACAATATCAAGAAATCATAGATAAAGCAGAAGAGTTTCTAGCCATTACGGAGCGATAATAAAAGTTTAAACATTAATAAAGGATAATGCTATGTACAGATCATCACCGACAAGTTTCCGCCCTAATGGGACACAAATTATTACGCCAGCAATTGCTTTAAGTAACACAAATTTAACTAGTGTTGCGGCTACTAACTCTACTAGCTTGCTTACATTTGGCGGCGGCGACCCGGTAGCACTTGGGTTAAAAGTCGGTGATGTCATTACTTTTAGTAATTTATCCGAGG